CGGGGGCAGCAAGCGCAGTGCACCATACACCCATACCCTAACAGGTATGTTTCCATCCAGAGGAGTTGGATAGCCTTATGAGTTTGCCTGTTACCCGTCGACGTGACCTGACATACAACCTCGGAAGAGGTCGTATTACAGGTGTCGACAAGCACAAGAAGGCCCCATTTGAGGTCATAAACCTCGATACGGGTCTTCAGGATGCAGGCGAATTCAAAGGGACACAGATTACTGTGTCGGAAGGGCATCCTTGGTCTCGTACTAATAAGAGACCTAAGGGAGACGTAGGAGGAGATTTCTTTACAAGTAAAACGTACGTTCCTAATGCCGGGTCAGCTGACCACGGTCATAGAGAGCGTGCACAATACTTGTTTGAAAACTCCGATTACTATCACATTGAAAATTTCAATGGGATAGTTCTACCCTGCACCCCTGGCCTGTTGTCGTTTCCTGCGCCTATCAATTCGAGCAATGCTCAATTGAATGCGTTAGGAGCGACAGCAGTCGCGAGGTGCAAGCCCACAAACTCAGTTGCAGAGCTTGCAACAGCCGTTGGTGAATTGCGGAAAGATGGGTTACCCCATCTTCCGGGTATCTCCTTGTGGAGAGACCAGGCACGTCTTTTCCGTTCTTTAGGAAAAGAATACCTCAATCACAAATTCGGCTGGCAACCGTTCATTAACGACATTCGCAATGTTGCGAGTGCCGTAAGTCGAGCTAACACTGTTTTAAAACAGTTTGAGCGAGACTCTGGACGATTGGTACGCAGGCACTACAGCTTCCCTATCCAGACGGAGGACACCACATCTGTCTTTCTGCCAGGACCACGTTTAGCTTACATGGTCCCACCAGCAAGTCAGTTTTGGGGTGGCCCCCGTGGGGACGTGGTGCGTAGAAGAGTTAAAACTACGCGTAGGTGGTTCTCTGGAGCATTTACCTACCATCTGCCCTCGGGATCGACTGCCCGAGGAAAGTTGGAACGGTATGCTCTAGAAGCCGACAAGTTGCTCGGCGTTCTACCTACTCCAGAAGTTATCTGGAACCTCGCTCCCTGGAGCTGGGCTGTAGACTGGTTTAGCAATACGGGAGATGTAATTTCCAATCTCTCGGATTACGCCGTCTACGGTCTGGTTATGCAGTATGGGTATATCATGGAACATTCCATGACACAAGATACCTATACTATGTCTGGCGGAACTGGTTTAAAGTTCCTGCAAGACACTACGCCGCTAACCTTGGTTCAAGAAACCAAGATAAGACGGCGTGCAAACCCCTTTGGATTTGGCGTAAGTTGGGACGGCTTGTCACCGACTCAACTCGCCATAGCTGCAGCAATCGGGGTTACCCGGTAGCTGAAGTGAGTATGTTGTACTCGCGTCAACACCAAGCACCCTAACGGGTGCAGCAAAAGGAGCACGCCTATGGCGTTCACAGACCCACAGTCCATCACCATCTCGGCAGTCACGACGCCCCTACCCCGGACAGAGTCCGGTACGGGACAAAGTGCCTACCAGAGTGCTGATGGCCTCATCAAGCTCTCCGCTTCCAACGCCTACGGGCGTAGGACTCGGCGAGTCTTGAGGCTCGATCATTCGAAGCTCACTCCGGATCCGTTTATTCCGGCCCAGAACACGCGAGTGTCGATGAGTAACTACATCGTCTTCGACGTGCCTGTCGCTGGATACTCGAATACGGAGGCGCTCGCCGTTTACGCTGGTTTCAAAACCGCGTTCACGGCGTCCTCTGATGCTCTCATCACCAAGCTTCTTGGCGGTGAAAGCTGAGTGGATCGAGATCCTTTTCTCCCCCCGCATATGCGGGAGGAGTCACGCCATGTTCCCCTTTCAAAGGAGGAGCAAGACGCGATGGATCATTTGGACGAGCAGATGCGCCGCCTACTGTGGATCGGGGTTTTCATCCTGATTCTCAGTTGGGCGGCTATCGGCCTTGTCCTGATCGGTATTGCGTTAAATGTGCCTGGGAACTTATTTCAGGCCCATTAAGCAATATAACTGTGAGCCGCTGTAGGCTAGGAAAGACCACCTCTATTTAAGGAGGGGCTTTGAAAAGCCTACTGATGCTCTGGAGGAAACTCGCCAATGAATCGGCGAGTAGATGTTGCACTAGCGCCACCCGTGACATTAATACTGTCACGTGTCGGTCTTTACACGAGGGGTTATCGTTTCTCACGATAACCCTTCCTGCTTTTGGGAAAGCGTTCGAAAGAGCGCTTGAACAACAGCAGGTAGGCCCAGCCACATTCCTTGGTTTTGGATATGTGGGAGGTCTCCCCCGATTTCTCGGAGGTTTCCTCGACCTTGTGTTTGACCGTGGTAGCGGCCGGTTGCTCGACGAACCAAACATAGATGCAATTCTTGCCATCCGTCAACTTACGTTGATGTGTGGCAAGATCTCCATCCCGTGCAGCGATGCACGGGTTAGGAGAGCTATGCGAGGATTCGTCGAGTGTGAGCAGGAGGTCAAAGTAGCAGACACTGAGCGGAATGCCATTGATTTGGCTAAATTCCGCGAAGCGTCTGCTGTGCTTTTTAGACAGGTGTTTTCGGAGGCGGATCGCAAGATCCGTGCCGGAGACATTCTGCCTAAGCACGGCCCAGGCGTAACTGCTGACCGACTTTTGGGAAACCAAAAGTATAGTCAGCGCGTCTGGACCACTCGACTGGATAGGATAATGCCATGGGAATGGTATATCCTTCCACACCCATCACATAGTGATGAGTGGGGACCAGTCGACCTCCTCGAACCCGAGAACGAGATTCCCGTTAAGGTAGTCTCGGTCCCTAAAACGCTCAAAACGCCCAGGATCATCGCCATAGAACCAACTGCTATGCAGTACGCACAGCAGGCGGTTCGGGAGGTGCTCCAGGATTCGATCGGAAGAGATCACAATCTCCGACGAATCATCGGCTTCGACGACCAAGTGCCTAATCAGCTCTTGGCGAAGAAGGGGTCCCGCTTTGGTACCCTGGCAACACTCGATTTGAGTGAAGCTTCCGATCGCGTTTCGAATCAGCTCGTAGAGGTCATGTTCGAAGAATATCCGTTTTTGCATGCGGCTATTCAAGCGAGTAGATCTTTACGGGCTGACGTACCTGGCGAGGGGATTGTTTCCCTCTCCAAGTTCGCGTCTATGGGTTCTGCTCTCTGTTTCCCTGTTGAAGCTCTAGTGTTTACTACACTAATCTTCATGGGGATTCAGGAGGAGCACAACCGACCCCTTTGCTCTAAAGATAAACAAATCTTTAGAGACAGGGTGCGTGTCTACGGAGATGATATCATTGTCCCCGTAGAATATGTGCTACCCGTGACCCGTTTCTTGGAGGCCTTTGGGGCCAAATTGAATCGGGACAAGTCCTTCTGGAACGGTAAGTTCCGGGAGTCTTGTGGCAAGGAATACTACGCGGGCGAGGACGTTAGTATCGTCCGAGTCCGGCAGTTATTCCCTGAATCACGGGCTGACCACACTGAGATCATTTCAACGATCTCTCTTCGTAATCAGCTTTACTTTGCTGGTTACTGGGAGACCGTTAAATGGCTAGATCGACAAATAGAGGATGTGATTCGTCACTTTCCTACTGTTTTGCCGACCTCACCAGTGCAGGGTCGTCACTCATTTCTGGGGTATGAAACCCAGAAAATCGGTAGTGACTTACATGACCCCCTTGTGAAGGGTTATGTCGTCCGAAACCGTATTCCAATGAATCCATTGGATGGTTCTGGCGCCCTGCTCAAGTACTATCTCAAACGAGGAATTGAACCCTCGTTTAACGAGAAGCACTTGGAGCGGTCAGGACGTCCCCAAGCCGTCAACATCAAGCTGGGGTGGCACTCGTCGGTGTAAATCGATGAGTCAGGCCGCAAGGCCTGAGCGGG